ATTAAAGAATTAGAAGATAGGCTTGGTGCTAAGTTACAAAGAGCCTTAGATAACCCACTAGCAAACTAGGAGTTATAATGAGCAAAACAGGTTGGGCAATTATTTTTATTGGAACAATAGTTTTTATCGGCATTATGTTTATTGGTGTAGAAGCCTTGATGTGTGAACCTCCCTGTGTATGACAGAGGTAGAAAAGAGTACGCAAAGATGGAGGTGGACAGCTTTATCAGTTTACCTGTTGATTTGTTTTTACGACTTCCTATTTGTGCCAGTATGGTACGGACTTAATAGACCAGACATCTCACAGTTTATGGACATTATTAACGCAACAGAGGACACATTAGTACAGATGGAATTAATGAAGAAACTTACAGGGCAGCACAATCCTTTCACTCTTATGGGTGGTGGGTTATTTCACTTAGCCTTTGGTGCGATACTTACAGGTAGTGCAGTTGGCTTAAACAAATAAGGACATTATGGAAGAGAGAATTATTAGAGTGGAAACAACATTAGACAAACATAGTACACAAATAAACAAACTGTTTAGTCGTATTGAAGATACTAATAATGCTATTCAAAAGATTAATAATAGTATGTTGCAGATTAAATGGAGTGTCTATGGTGCTATTGGTTTCTATATTGTTACTCAGATTGGACTTCTTGAGGCACTAAGAGTAGCAGTATGATAGCATTACTTACAAATATAGCACCTATAATATTAGGATTTGTTGCTAAATTGTTTGCTCTAAAAAGTCAAGCAGCAGCAGAGAATCAAAAGTTAATGATACAATCACTACAAGTACGTAATGATTCTATTAATATGGCTAGAGATAGAGCAGATAAAGAGAGTCCTATGGCTGCTTGGAATAGAAGAATTATAATATTAGTAATCTTAGGTTTAGTTATATTCACTCAAGTAGCACCTGTATGGTTTAATGTACCTACAGTTATACCTACAGTAATGAAAGGTGCTAGTATATTAGGCTTTCAGCTTACTCCTGATACTATAGAGTACGTAACAGTAGAAGGGATGCTTAAGTTAGATGAGATATTTGGATGGGCAACAATGATAATAGAGTTCTATTTCGGTGCGCAATTAGCTAAGGGGAAATAATGACATTTAGAGAAGCAATTAATGAAGTTTTAATAAGATTAAGAGAAGATACTATTACTTCTGACTGGTCTGGTGATATAAATGATAGCTCTGATGTATCAGCATATCAAAAAGTTGTAGGTGCTTTGGTTAATGATTCTAAAAGAAGTATAGAATCTTATCATGATTGGCTAGTATTAAGAGAAACTGCTAGTGTACCTACTGCAGCCTCAACAAAGAACTATAGTTTAAGCTCAGGACAGGATTTTAAGATATTGGATGTTGTAAATAGTTCAACAGGTACTCAATTAATACAAGTAAGTAAAGCTTATCTTAATAGTATCAAGTATCCAACTGACCCGACAGGAGAACCTCTATATTATGGGTTTAATGGAGCAGATGCTTCTAATAATCTTAAAGTAGACTTATCTCCTATACCTACAGAAGTTCAGTCTATCTTATTTGATATAGTTAAGTATCAAGATGTATTGACAGAAGCTGCTACTGTTATAAAGATTCCTACTAAACCAGTAATCTTAGGAGCTTGGGCAAGAGCTGTAGCTGAAAGAGGAGAAGATGGAGGTACACAATCTAGTATCATAGCAGAAGAAGCCTCTACAGCTATAAGTCAAGCTATTATGATGGATAGTGGTAATGTACAGTTTGAATCTGATTGGTTTATGGGGAATATATACTAATGGCTAAACAGTTAGCATACCAGCCTCTAACAAACTTAGGTGTTAATGGGTTAAATACACAATATAACCCCTCAACATTAGATGCTACATGGCTTACTGCTGGAGATAATGTAATACTTAGGGAGTCAGGTAGAATATCGTTCAGAAAAGGATTTAAACAAAAGGTAGTACCTACTGGCACAGCTATTGGTTCTATGGTAGAACATAATGACCAATCAGAGAGTCCAGCTGTTAATAAGATATTTGCTAGTCATGGTACATCTATATATATAATGGACTTTACATCGCCTAATGCTGCATTTCCAACAACTAATATTGATGTAAGACACACAGTTTCTGGTTCGTCTGGAAATTGGCAGTTTGTAAACTTTAATAATAGACTACATTGTTTTCACTCTGGAGTTGTACCACAGAGATATGATGGTTCTTCTGATGCTTTAGAAAGATGGTCTTCTCATTATACTGCTAATGCTATAAATGATGGTAGTGGTATAGATGCTTCTGTTACTACTATAACAGCAGATAGCACACTTGGTTTTCCTCCAAATGGAAAAATAAAGATTGAAAGTGAAATAATTTCTTATACTGGTAAAACACCCACAACATTTACAGGTTGTACTAGAGGAGCAGACAGTACGTCAGCAGCAACTCATGCTGATGATGTAGCTATTATAACTGCTACAGTACCAGCAGGTGTAACTACCTTCGACCCAAGCTGCGGTATGGGTTTTTATGGTAGGATGTTTGCAGGAGGTGTTACAGAAGAGAAAGATGTTGTTTATTACTCTACTTTACTAGATGGAGATGATTGGACAGGTACTGGCTCTGGTTCAATAGACTTAAAGACAGTTTGGGGTACAGATGAGATACTGCATATAGCTCCTTTCTTTGGAAAGCTCATTATATTTGGCAAGAATAATATTGCTATATATGATAACCCTGCTGATATAGCCAATGCAACTTTAGATGAAGTTATCACAGGTATAGGATTAGTAAATAGAGATACTGTACAAGCTGTAGGTGATGATTTAGTATTTTTATCTGCTACAGGACTTCGTTCTTTAAGTCGTACAACTGAAAAAGATAAGCTACCTTTAACTGATTATAGTGTTAATATTAAAGATACATTAATTAGAAATATAGGGCAGAGTACTGAAACTAAATCAGTTTATTTAGAAGGTGAGGGTGTTTATATTTTAACTTTTACAGAGAAGAATATTACTTATGTTTTTGATTTTAAACACTTCACTCCTAATAAAGTACCTAGAGTAACAACTTGGTCCTTTAATTTAGATAGAGAGCCAGCTAGTATGATTGACACGAAGTTATATAGTGGTTTATTAGTTGGACAAAAGGATGGAAGTATTGCAGGCTATGAAGAATATTTTGATAGAGACTTAGCATGGGTTGATAGTGCTATTTCATATACTAACGCTTCAATATCTTCTAATATTTCATCTACATGGATACAAATGGGTGAAGCATTGTCAGCCTCAATATTAAAGAAGATGATATTAGTTTTAGAGGGTGGTTCTGGTGCAATATTTTATTTAAAGTGGTATAAAGACTTTAGTATAAATCCTTCTACTACAACATCAATAAATCTAAATCCAGCAACAAGTGGTACTACTTCATTATGGGGTGCAACTACATCTAGGTATGGAACAACAACAGTTACACATACACACGATGCAACATTACATCCTAGTAATTCTACCTATGCTCCTATTTATGGATTAAAAGAATATAGAACAGCATTAACAGGAAGTGCGAAACACTTAAAACTGAATCTAAGTATTAGTAGCAATGGTTATGATGCTTCAATTCAAAATTTATCAATTATATCTAAAGAAGGGAAAATACGATGAGTGATTATACATTAGCAGTATCTTGGTCTGGAAAGGATGCTCTCTCAGATAGTGATGCTGGGAAAGTAATCTCTGGTGCAGACTTTAATTCTGAATTTACAACAATACAAACAGCACTTAACTCAAAGGCAGATATAGCCTCAGAAACTTTGACAGGAATACCTTTAGCACCAACAGCAACAGTAGGAACAGATACAACACAGATAGCAACTACAGCTTTTGTTCAAGCAAGTGCAAATGCTGCTGTTATAAATAATTTGGTTTATCCAGTAGGCTCTATATATTTTAATATGGCAGTTTCTACAAATCCAGCTACCTTACTAGGTATGGGAACTTGGGTGGCTTATGGTGAAGGTAGAGTATTAGTAGGTAAACAATCTAGTGGTACATTTGATGCACTTGATGAAAGTCTAGGTGCTGAAACTGCTAGTAGTGGAAGCCATACACTAACTACTGCTGAAATGCCAAGCCATACTCACACATTATCCAACTGGGATGGTGGAGGCCCGTATCATTATTTTAGAAGGTCTGGAGGACATGAAGGTGTTGATGGAGTTACAGGAGCAACTGGAGGTGGTGGTGGACATTCTCATACAGGTGGCTCAACATTACAACCATCAGTAACAGTTTATATGTGGAAACGCACAGCATAATAGGAGATAGAAATGGACGCATTTAGTTTAATAGCATCAGCAATAGGAGGAGCTTTAGCATCTAAAGGTGCTGATAAAGCAGCTGCCGAAAATCAAGCAGGACAAGAAGGGGCAGCTAAATATGCTTTAGATGAATCTAGTCCTTGGGATATTGCTGGCTCATTAGGTGGAGTTAAGTTTGATAAAGATGGTAAGGTAGTAGGATTAGGATTATCTGAAGACTTTCAGAGACAACAGAAAGGTTTTCTTACCTCAGCAGATGCTAATAGACAATACTTACAAGGACTAGAAGGCAGTCCTGAAGATGCAGCTCAAAGGTTTTATGACCAAGGAATGGCTTTACGAGGACCTGAACAAGAAATAGCTAGAGAAGCTTTAGATGCACAATTAGTTAATAGAGGTATGTTAGGTTCTACTGGAGGAGCAGGACAAGCTGCTGCTTTAGCACAAGCTCAGGGTAATGTAAACTTACAAGCTAGACAATCTGCATCAGATAGAGTACAAGATATGATAGATAGATATAGAGGTAGAGTATCTGGAGATGTACAAGGAGCAGCAAGTCTAGGACAAATGCCTTTAGAATATGCTAAGTTAGGTGTAGATATAGGTGGCATGCTTTCACCAGCAGCTCAATTAGGCTCTAGGTATTTATCTGGCGCTGCTATGACTAATGCTAATAGAACTGCAGGTAGATATGGTGGTTATAACAACGCTCTTAGAAGCTTTACATCTTATCAACAAAGACAAGATAATATAGCTAGAGCTGCAGGTAGAGGAAGCGGCTCTAATGTAACAGGTACAACACCAAACGCACTAACAAGGAGATTATAATGGGAATGTTTGATTTTAACCCTGATGATGTAACAGTAAGTAACTATGGTTACACAAGTGCCCCTATGCAATTAGCTTACGCAGGTGCAGGTGGTATGATGCAAGGTGCAGGTAAATTATTAGGCTTTCAAGATGAAGAAGATATGTTGAAAGAGATATATGATAATGCTGATTTTTCTACAGAAGCAGGAATGGCTGATGCAGTAGCTAAAGTAAGTGCAATTAGTCCTGAAAAAGGAGCAGAGCTTCAAAAGATGCTTACTGACAAAGCTGTAGGTAGTGCTCAACTAGCAACAGCTAATCTCGCTACTGAATCTGCTAAGTTACAAAATGTAATGATTAAACATGGTACTCGCTTAACTCGTGAATTTATGATGACACCTGATGCTGGAGGACAGAAAGTTACTATAGGAGAATTTCTGATAAGTAATTTAATTGATACTGGTAGTTATCATCCTTCTACATTTACTCAAGCAATGAAAGTTATACAAGATGCTTATCCTAATGATAGCAAAATGGTTACTGAATTAAGAAAGGATTTAAAAGACCAACTAGCTCTTGCTAAAGATAATTGGGTACAGGCTGGAGCGCTGGCAATAATGGAAGGAGAGAAAGCACCTGATACTTATTCAATGGAAGAAACTTTTAGTGCTGAATTATTATCTGATGATGCAGATTGGCAAGCGTTTCTAAAGTATAAAGAATCACAGAAGAAGAATAATAAAGTATCTCAGACAGCTGCTGCTCACTCTGATGCTGTTAGTTATGGAATGGGCGCTCATTAAATGCTCTCAGTAGCTAACCAAAATAAACAGTTAGATGCGGAGATGGCTCTCTTTAAGCTACAGACGCAAGGAGAAGAAGATAAAGGCTTCTCTTTAAACCCTTTAGGTTATAGTTCTTTTGGTTCTTGGTTTACTTCAGCTAATACTGGTCTTTGGTTATCGAAAGCTCTAGAAGCTTCGACATTAGAAGAAGACCCGATTATGGAGAAGTGGTACATAGAAAGAGGTTGGGTAGAGTTTGGAGCTAATCAAGTAGACGCAGAACTAGATAAGTATAGAGCGTTAGGAGAGACTAGAGACTTTACTAAGAAAGAACATGATACTGTAATAGAGTTACAGAAAAGAAAGAATCAACTTACTAAAGATTTACACCATGTTTATAAGTATGCTGGTGGAGATTATGATGTCCCTATAGATGTGAAAGGTCAGAGTATGAATGAAAGATGGGGAATAGACCATGCTAACGACCCGGGTGTTAAAGACTTTTTAAAGATGTTAGTAGATAATCCTACTTATACATTAGGGTTATTCACTTCTGAACTTATAAAAGATTTACCTCTTAGTGTATTAGGTTATGTAGGTTTAACTGCTAAAACTGCAGGTGGTGCTAGTGCTTTAAGTACAGCAGTTAACACATTAAATAAAATACAGCCTAAGATAATGAGAAATATAGCTAAGATAGGTACAGGAGTTGCTGCTTCTTCTGCTGTAGGTGCAGGTTATGAAGCTGCTTATACTTATGGAACTCAAGGTGATGTAAAAGGACATAGAGTAAAGTCAGGAGCTAAGTTTGGTGCTGCGTTTGGTGTGCTAGCAGGTTTAGGTTTATTATCAAACAGGATAGGTGGCGTAAGTACACCTACTGGAAAAACAAGTAAGACTTTAGAAACTCCAGAAGCTCCTAAAGAGAAAGGAGGTATTCTATCAGATGAAAAAGAATTAGATGCAGTTACAAAAGCAGTAATAACTGCTCCA